CTCTCGCGCAGAGTGCGGGCACAAAAAACCAATAGGGTAAATGAGCATTAAAGACAAACAGATTGAAACGCTTGCACGGCTGATGGCCGAGTACCAAGAGCGCACCGACTTGACACCAGGCCAAGCGGAATTGATTCGCACACTTGCTTGCGTGCTAGTCGAAGAAGAAGATTTGCAGGGATACTGCAACACATACGGCACGTGCTACACAATGACCACGAAGAGTGGCGACCAGATGAACCGCATGCGTCCAGAGTGGCAACAGCTGAAGGAAGCACGTCACAGGAAACAGATAATCATCACACGACTTGAGAACTGGATTGGCGAAGGCAAGGCTCCCGTAGATGAAACCGCAGAATACTTTAGCTGATTACACATTCGACGAAGCTGCAGCGGATCGCGCTGTTGACTTCATTGAGAAATTCTGCACGCATGTCAAAGGCGAGTTGGGAGGGAAACCGTTTCTGTTGGAGGACTGGCAGAAGGATGACATCATTCGACCACTATTTGGATGGAAGAATAAGCACGGTCTGCGTCGATACAGGACTTGTTACGTGGAGATCCCGCGTAAGAATGGCAAGAGTAATCTGTCGGCTGCTATTGCTCTATACATGTTGTTTGCTGATGGCGAGCCTGGCGCGGAAGTCATTAGTGCAGCAGGAGACAGAGGCCAAGCCAATATCGTATTCAACATTGCACAGGAGATGATTGCAAACAACCAGCACTTGCGTCGAAGGGCCAAGGTGCTACGCAATCAAATCGAATACAAGAGCAGTTGGTACAAGAGCATCAGCGCAGAGGCATACACAAAGCATGGCCTGAACTGTCATGCCGTCATCTTTGACGAGCTGCACACCCAGCCCAATAGAGATTTGTGGGACGTACTCACGACATCGACGGGATCAAGACGCCAGCCGCTTGTCATGGCATTGACTACAGCGGGCCACGACCGCGCATCTATCTGCTACGAGCTGCACGAATACGCGGAGAAAGTCAGGGACGGTGCCATTAAAGACGACACCTTTTTGCCTGTGCTGTACGCTGCAGACATAGAGGACGACTGGACTGACGAAGAAACGTGGAAGAAGGCCAACCCAGGATACGGCAGCATTTGCCACAAGAGTTACTTTGAGCAAGCGGTGCAGAATGCAAAGGCCAACCCTACGATGGTCAACAGCTTTTTGCGCTTGCACCTGAACATTTGGACGAGCAGTGAAACCGCCTGGATACCAGATGATATCTGGATGCAAGGCCAAACACAGATACCCTATGATCTACTTCCAGAGTTGGAGTGTTATGCTGGCCTTGACTTGGCAAGCACTCAAGACCTTACCGCCTTCGCGTTGCTTTTCCGTGACAATATCGCTGATTGCTTTTATCTGCTGGTTCATCAGTTTGTCAATTCGGAAAAGGCGCACTCCAAGAAATTAAGCGCTGGCGTTGACTACCTGGCCTTCCAGCGTGAAGGTGACATCACAATCACACCAGGCAATGTGACGGACTACGACATCGTTTACCAGTACATTAAAGAGCAGTGCGACAAATACAAGGTCAAGTCCATTGGCTACGATCCACGCTTCAGCGCCTACCTGGTGCCAAAGCTTGAGGCAGACGGAGTAGAGATGTCACCAATGGCCCAAAACATCACAACGATGAATGGACCAACCAAAGAGTTTGAGATGCAGGTGATGCGCAACAACATGAAACACGATGGCAACAGATGCCTGCGGTGGCAAGTAGGTTGCAGCGTCTGTTACACTGACGTAAACGAAAACAAGCGGGTTGTCAAAGAGAGGCACGAAAACAAGAAGGTTGATGGCGTCATTGCGTCAATCATTGCCATGAATGAGTACTATCATTGTCAATTAAATGATGATGACATCATGCTGGAAATCTTCAACTTATAGGTCGGAGCGTCGTATAATTGACGGTCATGGCTACACTTGCAGACCGTCTCAAGTCCGTTTTTCGATATCGCGTAGGGAAGTACAATTCTCAAACGCTTGAAGCAGAGTTGGGCATCAACCCAATTGTGCGCAGTGGAGTCAATGTCACGGAGCAAAGCGCCCTGGCCATCTCTGCTGTATATGCTTGCGTCAACAAGATTGCAAGCACCATCAGCAGCCTAGGTCTAGAGATTTACGTGCGAGATGGCAGGAACGTTGAGATTGCAAACCAACACCCTGCCTATAGTCTGATCACTAGCACACCAAACGAATCGCAGAACGCCTACGATTTTTGGGAGTCGCTGATGACATCAGCTCTGATGTACGGATGCGGTTACGCCATCATTGAGCGCAGCGTGCGAGGTTATGCAGAGCGCCTTGTGCCAGTGTCGTACTACGATGTGGATGTGCGCGAGGTAGACGGAGAGCGCGTCTTTGTCATCAAAGATTATGGCGCAGTGACCCAGGACAACATGCTTGAGATTAGCGCGATGGGTCGCATGTCGCCCATTCGCTTGCACCGTGAAAACCTAGGACTAGCAAAGGCAGCCCAGGACTTCGGAAGCGAATACTTCGGCCAAAAGGGACAGATGACAGGAGTGCTGGCCAGTGACCAGCCATTGAGGAAAGAGCAGATGGACGTCATCCAAAACAGCTGGAATCAAAGCGCAATGAACGCTGGCACAAAGCTGTTGCCCTTTGGCTTTAAGTACCAGCGCATCACAATTACACCAGATGAAGCGCAGTTTATTGAAACGCGTAAGTTCCAAGCGGAAGAAGTATGCAGGATATACAGCGTACCGACGTCGCTTGTACAGCTACCGAGCCAAACTACGTTCAACAATGTAGAGCAGCAGAACTTGCAGTTTGCACGCCACACCATTGCACCGTGGGCAAAGCGCATTGAGCAAGAGATTGACCGCAAGCTCATCCAGTCATTTGAGCGCCCAGAGGTTTACAGCAAGTTCAGCATGGACGACCTGTACCGTGGTGATCTAGCTGCGCGTACAAACTTCTATCAGCAGATGCTGACCAGTGGCGTGGTGTCAATCAATGAGGTCAGGAGCAAAGAGAACCTCAACCCTGTGGAAGGTGGCGACACCCACACAGTACAAATCAACCAAATCGCGTTGGACCGCCTAGGCGAGTACAGCGACAAAGTAAGTAGCGATGGAGGACAACAACCAGCATAAAGAAGCCGAGAAGCGGACGATGGGCACCATTGAGGTGCGCGACGCTGAAGGCGACGAGATGGTCCTGGAGGGCTATGCCGCTGTGTTTAACAGTGAGACAGACCTTGGACATTTCCGCGAAGTCATTAAGCCAGGCGCCTTTGATGACGTCATGACCAACGACGTGCGTGCGCTCATCAACCATGACCCAAACTTGATTCTTGGACGTACCGAGAACGGCACCCTTGAGCTGTCAACTGACGAGCGCGGTTTGAAGTACCGCGTCAAGCTAGGCAACCAGTCCTATGCCAAAGATTTTTACGAGAGCGTTAAGCGTGGCGATATCTCACAGTCATCGTTTGCCTTTACCATTAAAGACCAGAGCTGGAACGAGGAGCGCACGGTAAGGAGCGTTGACAAGGTGCGGCAGTTGTTGGATGTGTCACCCGTGACATACCCAGCATACGCAGCCGCCACGGTACAAGCCCGTGAACAACAGCTTGAACTTGACGAAGCCATTGCAGTAGCGGAGGCCGACACAGATACAAAGAGTGAAACTATTTCTAAAACAACAACCATGAATCTCAACGAGATGAAGGCGACACGTGCCAAGCACGCTGATCGCTTTGAAGAGTTGGTCAATGTCGCCGACACAGAAAATCGCGACTGGTCCAACAACGAACAAGAAGAGGCCGACCTTGCAAAGCGCGAGGTGGAGCGTCTGGACGCCAAGATTGAGCGTCGCCAAGCCCACGAAGACATGATCGCACGCCAAGCCCAGATGGGCGGTTCGACTGTTACCGAGGTCAAGGAAATCAACAAAATTAACCGCAGCTTTTCTTTGAGCCGTGCGGTGATGGCTGCCAGCTTTGGTAAGTCTCTGGAAGGTGCTGAAGCTGAGTGGGCGCAAGAAGCGGCCAAGGAGTTCCAGTCACGTGGCTTGAACATGTCAGGACAAATTGGTATCCCTGCAAACGCTTTGTTGCGCGCTGGTGGTGCTGATGACTTCCAGGCTGGTTCTGGTGACGGGTCAGGTTTCGTGGCTACTGAAGTACCAGGAGCCATTGACGCTTTGCGCGCACCATCCATGGCCGAGCGCATTGGTGTCACAACCATCAACAACGCATCTGCAAACTTGCAGTTCCCACGCGTGTCGAACAAGGCAGTCGGTACAGCTGAAACAGAAGTTTCCGCAGACGCTGACTCTACCTTGGAAATGGATGAAGTCAACCTCACACCTAACCGTGTCGCTGCCAAGACCTTGTGGTCAAAGCAATTGATGCTCCAAGGTGGTGCTGGCGTTGATGCCCTTATCTCACGTGAGCTGGCCGCTGGTGTCAACGAAACAATTGACAAGGCTGTCTTTGCTGCTGCTGCTGCTGGAGCTGGTAACAGCACTGACAAGGCTGGTGGTTCTGTCGCTGCAAGCGATTTGTACGCAATGCAGAAGGCTGTACTTCAGGCTGGTGGTGACTTGGGCCGTTGTGCTTTTGTTGCTTCACCTACTGCCATGCAAATCTTGAAGTCAGAGGCTGCTGTCGCTAACATCAGCGCTTTGATTGATGGAAACAGCATCGACGGATACAACACCTTCTACACGCCAAACCTCGTAGACGCCGACACCGTTGGCACTACTGGAGCCGTGTTGTTTGGTGACTACGCACAGGGCATGTTGCTTGCGTTCTTTGGTGGTGTTGACCTCTTGGTTGACCCATACAGCAACGCTGGCACTGCACAAATTGCCTTGCACGTAAACAAGTTCTACGATACAGCCGTGCGCCA